AATATGATATTTTTCATTTCTAAAATTATCCCTAACTAAAGGTACATCGGCATTACTCAACATTATCTTTATTGATTTTTCAGTTAATCCATGTATTAATTCAAACAGTTTTTTATGATTTTCATCGGTAAACCCATTTTCTGTATAACCAACGAATGATTTATCATTTTCTGGTGCATATGGAGGGTCTAGATAAACATAATCATTGTTTTTTACGGCGGATAGTGATTTTGTAAAATCTAAACATTCAAATACTACGTTCTGGATTAATGAATGTATTTCATTTAAATGCTCTCGGTTTACGATTTGAGGCTTATTATAATGTCCATACGGAACATTAAATCCATTTGGACCAACTCTAAAGACCCCACGAAACCCGGTTTTATTCATAAAAATAAACATTGCGGACCCTAGTATGGATTTTTTATCATTACCTGATAATTTATTATATTGATTACGAATCCAATAATAATAATTTTCTTTCAGTAATTTTGCATCTTCAATACTTTGAGGATTTCGGTTTAATATTCCGGTTCCGCATTCATTGTGTTCCTTAATAATATTCTCTAAACAAGTAAATAATTCATTATGATTTGATTGTATATTTTTGTAAACATAAATTAATGGTTCATTCAAATCATATGCGTATATTTTTCCATGGATTTTAATAACACCATGTTTTGCATAAGATAGTAATGAAAATAGTACACTTCCCCCTCCTAAAAATACCTCATGGTAATTATTCATTTCAACCGGAAAGTTAAGCATTAATTTATCAATAATTTGGGTTTTACCTCCAACCCATTTCAAAATTGGTTTACTTACATTAATATTTACTTGTACCAATATCTGTGTCTCTACAATCATTTCGTTGATTAATGTATTTACTGTGGATTCTTTCACTATACTTTCACTTACGCAAGGATTCTTCTTATTCACATGACTAGTATATTGTGACTTTTGGGAAAACTCCCTACCACATTTATCACAATTATAATTCACCATTTTCTATTATAGATAATGAATATAATTCTAAATCAATTTTCTTAGGTGTAATACTATTATATGTATGTTCTAATTAGTTCCCATTGACAAGCATTCCTCGTATCATAATAACATATTTCAAAAACATCACATTCATTAAACCCGAGGTCGTAACATAATCCCATATCATTAATTGTGTCAAAACTAAATTGAAAATAAAAACTACCGTCATCAGATATGGTTATTGTTTTCAATATCTCCATTTTTTTACTTATTATGGGTTTGACAATAGTATATCTTTTATCATTTTTAGAAAAAATATTAATATATTTTCCATTTCTATATTTGATTCTTCCGTCATATTCTAATATTATATGTAACAACTCTTTGGGAATATATGCAACTTTCATTGTTGTTTATTTTCTTATTATATCTTTATTTTTTTTTTTATTATGTATGTAAATTACATAATAAATTGGTGTTTGAAATAATTAAAAACGGTAAAACAGTAAAACGGTAAAACAGTAAAACAGTAAAACAGTAGGATACTGAAATTTATTTATCTCTATCGTCTAGTTTTGTTAGTTTTGTTTTTATTTTTTCTACTTTTACGATACCTCTTAGACCCACCATAATAATTTCCAATAGACCTCTTGGAGCGTATGGAACCTGAAGGTCTAATTCGTCTGATTCTTCTCAATCTTGAACCTTTACCTCCAATAAGGTTGTTTTGATATTGATTCGGCATAAGATTTGTAGCAGAAATAGTCGTATTAGGTAAAATCTTATCATGGCTAAAATCTATTTTAGTTAATGAACCATTACCAACCGCAGACATTCTATATATATACTAAACATTTGTTTTTTACATTTTATTACATATTTATCTTAAAATTATTTAATTCTTAGAAAAACAAAGAAAAGAAATCGGGGACGATTTTGAAATTGGACATTTATTTTTGTCCATTTTTACTTTTATGAAAATAAAATTTATAAGAGGGTATTGATTTTTCGGTTATGCAGTCCGATGCTTTAAATGCCAAAATAATCATTATATTATGCGCTGCATAAGGTTTTAAATACTTTTATGCGCAATATGTTCGGCATTTTTTCTTTAGGCGAATTAAAAAATGCGGAAAATGCCCAAAATAATAAATCTCATTATATTATATATTATCGTAATGATTCAAAATATAAAAAATCAAGATTGTGACGTTCGGAAAAAATGCCTAATAAATCCTAATAAAAAAATGCCGAGTTTACCACACGAGTTCTGGTGTGAAAGTTGTAATTTTAATGCAACAAAAAATAGTAATTGGATAGCACATCTTTCCACAAAAAAACATAAGCGAAATGCAGGTGAACAAACAATAACTGATATATTTATTTGTGACTGTGGAAAAGAATATAAGCATGCTTCTAGTTTATGTAATCATCGTAAAAATTGTAAGAAACCAACAGAGGTATCCAATAACACAAGTTCTAATGATTTAATTATGGAAATAATTAAACAAAATAACGATATTCAAAAACAGAATCAAGAACTCCAAAACAAAATTATAGAAATATCTCAGAAACCCCATGTCACAAACAATATACAGAACGTGCAAAATAACTTCAATTTAAATATGTTTTTGAATGAGCAATGTAAAGATGCTATAAGTATTACCGATTTTATAGATTCTCTCAGGTTGGAAGTATCTGATTTAGAAGCCACTGGAAAATTGGGTTACGTCTTAGGTATTTCACGTATCTTTATTAATAAATTAAAAGAATTAGATGTCCATGAACGTCCACTTCATTGCACTGATATAAAAAGGGAAACTGTTTACATCAAAGATAAGGACGTTTGGGAGAAAGAAAGCAATGAAAAGAGTACTTTGAAACAGGTAGTAAAAAAGATTGCTCGTAAAAATCTGCAACAATTACCTGCATGGCAAGAGCAAAATCCCGATTTTAAGACATTGGATACACCAGAAAACAATGAATATATGAAAATTTCTTTGAATGCGTTAGGTTCTTATTCACAAGAAGATGAAGAAAAAGATATCAATAAAATAATGAAAAATGTATTAAAAGAAGTTGTAGTAGATAAAGGAAACCAGTAAACCATTTTTACTTTATCAACTTACTAATATGAATAACTTTTTCTCTTTTATCTACAATTCGTACTGGAGTCCAACGTTTAAATTTCACATTAAAAACACATTCCATCAATAAGACCTTATCAATATTAACATATTTGTCAATATTGGTGTTCTGAAAATCTTCCTCATCATCGCTCTCTTCAATATAATCTAAATTTTTGTTTTCACGTATATTACGAAATAGTCCGTTCATAAAAACACTTGATTTATAATTAGGAATATATGCATTATTATAATAAACGGGTTGGTTATTTTTTCCAAAGGCAAATAGATTATAAATATCAAATTGAAAATCGGCCATTACACGAAAAACCGTTGGATAACGATATTGTGGTTTATTGAAATCCATGGTTAAATTATGGTTATCGTACAAGGGTAATATGGGTCTCTTTATTTCATTATGACTTCCTATTTTCTTATTGATACTTACGTTTAAATAAGGCATTATTTCACCACTGCTTCTGTATTGAATATGATGAACAGGATAATAAATAGATGAATTAATTTCAGTTGGTATAGTTGTAGGATATTCAATCATTGTTTCGTTTAATTGAACTTGCCAAATTAAAGGGAGAACGAATACAACATCTTTTTGAGTGGAAAATTCCTGTTTCACATTTCCCATAAATTCTGCAATAAAAGCCAACCGTTCTGTAAAGTTACATTTTTTCATAGAAACCCCTTTATAAAACATAATATCCTCTATAATAAACCATTGATTAGATGATGTTTCTTCACCTAGAGAAGGTGTTATAAAAGTACCATAAACAATAGTTCCATGTGATAATGAATTATCAAATTGTGTAGTAATTAAGTTAGCACGGGTAATTTTCTTCTCACGATTCAGGTCAAGTACATAACATACATCATTATCCAAATGAAAAGTAAACCAAGCAAAACATTTTTTTCCATTTGGAATTGCTACACATACATCATATAAAGGAGAAACTTTCTTATGTGAAATAGTTTCATAGGAAAGTTCAAATTCAGGAAATCTCTTCATTAATTGAGATGTTTGGTTGGGTGAGAGTTCCATTAAAAAGTAGGACCAATAGAATATAACAAATTTATTGTTTATATTTTTTTTTAAACTAATTTATTGTAATATGACATAGTTTTATCTATAAAAACCCAATTTTCCTTATTTGCTTCATAACATTCTTTTATGTAAAAACCATCCGCATTATATTTATCAAATATCCAACGTACATCTTTACATAGATTAAAATCAATCAAGAACATTGCCGTATCAATATTATATAGTTCAATATTATCTCCGCGTAAAAGAGTTTTATAAGGGAAAACGTTTTTAGGTCTAGATTGATTTACTGTATATATCTTACCGGGTTTTATGGTATCTAATAATTCATAAAAATCGGGATGTATTATATTATCATCATCTAAGAAATACAAATAGGTATCATAGTTTTCAATTAAATCTAATGCAAAATTACGCTGTGGATTTCCGCTAATTCCTTCCCCCTTATAAATATACTCTTTTATCTTACTGTTTTTATTTACAGTATTTGGTAAAGAGGAAATATGATTCCCGTCATAGACAATTATCCATTCATTCACATAATTAAAATCAATACTCTCTTGTATTTTGATAAGATTTTCGGGACGTATACATGGCGTAATTATAGTAAGTTTCAAATTACTACAATTATGCTGGGTATTTGACCTAGGTTTAGCCAATTGAATTTGACTATCAGTTTCTATAATAGAATAATCATTAGAGCTTCTATAAATAAGATGAAAATATTGTAATAATTCTTCATCCGTATGGTTCTCTAAACTATAACATTTCATTTTGTCAAATTTTAAATAATCAAGTTCTCTTGTTAATTCATCTATTTTATATTTACTGTCTAATAGTAAAAAATCATTCTCAGAGTTTTGGTATAACTCTTTGATAATATCTTTATTTTTACGAAATGTTTCTAATCCAAGAATACAATATTGTTTCTTATAATTAACATTAATAATTTTATTACAATATTTATATTCATAGTTTTTTCGCTTCCATATTTGACTAAATTGTCTACTATAAATGGGGTCTTCGTAGGCATTCATTTCCTTCATTTTTTCATCTATCTGATAGGTTTCATAACATTGTCCATAGAGATGGTCTTTACAAAGACGGTTTATTTCTGAATTACGTATCAATGAAAAATTATTATTATTATTGTTCATATATTGAATATATCCTAATTTGGGTATTTTGGCCATTTTGGTATTTACCGAAGTTCTCAAAATCAATTCATAATCATCTGAAACAGGGAGAAATTCAGAATAATTACCCATTTCTAATAGAGAACTTTTACGCCATATACGTGGATGATTTGGAACTGCAACTATGTGACTCATGGTAGTATTATTAATATTCGGACTTACCGCCACGTTTATCCATTGACCCTTATGTTTCTGACAATAGTAACCGCTATATCCGAGTCCGAAAAAATCACCATAACTAAAATTCGCACCATTTTCGTATAAGTTAACAAAGTCCATATAAACAAATCCTACATCAGGATTATTATCAAACACATTGGCTGCATCTAAAAGTGTATCGGGTAATATTTCGTCATCATGGTCCATTTCTAGGACATATTGCCCACGGCATAACATAACTGCTTCATTTTTAACATTTCCTATGCTTCCACTATTTTCGCTACGTTTATATAATCGTATACGTTTATCATTTCTAAATATAGTCCGTAAAAATTGGAAATGTTCATCTGTGGGAGAATCATCTAAAATAACCCATTCCCAATCTTTCAAATTTTGCTCCTTAATACTATTGTAAGCCCGGAAGATTTTATCATATGAATTATAGCAAGTAGTAAAAAGGGAAAATACTGGTCTAGTTAAAGCATGGTCGGCAATAACATTGTTAATGTAACATTTATTTAATACATTATTGATTAATTCAACAGTTGGTATTTCAATAAAATGAATCCATCGTTTTTTCATTCGTGGAGGTAATATAGAATCAAAATGGTGTAAATATTCATTATTGTTTGGTCCGTAGGTAATTAACAAATGATTATTAGAATCAAATAATTTATTTAAATCAAAATGGTCGCTTGTTATAGTTATAGAGAACATTAATTTCTCTTTATTTTCCTCAAAAAATTTATCAATTGCAGAATATTTGTCATATCTAAATAGTAAAGTGATTGGATATTTCATTTATCTTATAGTTTAATAGATGAAATAGTATACTGGGTTTTTAACGAAATACTATATTATTTGGTTTTCCATAAATTGAGTTAATTCTTCATTCATAGAAACAATTTTATCTGTACTTATATGTGACTCTTTTTTCTCTTGTAATTCATTAATTATTTGTTTATATTTACTTATTTGGGTATTTACTAAATCCTTTGTTTTCTTTGTACTATAAGTATCTTTCAAATATGTCCAAATACAATGAATCGCATAAATAATTAACAAAGAAACAATAATGTTTATAAATATCCAAAGAAAAACTGAAATATCCATCATACGAATATAAAAAAACGATAGATTTGTATTTACAGTATTCAACGTACACGTTAAAACTAAAATAATTTAAAAAATTGAATTAAAAAAGTCTACATATAATAATTCATATCAAAAATCTAGTATGGCGCCTGTTACAATTCTAATCGTGGATAAATCTGGTACTATCAAAGAGACAACTGTAAAAACATATGATGAATCGGAGCTTTATAAAAAGGCCGGATTAAAAATAGCGGATGATTTTAAATGTTATGCAGAATGGAATATTGAGGATTTGAATGATAAATCTTACTGTATATCTGTTTTTGGTAAGATAACTGGAAAGGCAAATCAAGAAAATAAATTTGATTTTCCTCCCCCGATTGATACTATATTGTTTTTCGGTAATTGTATAATAGTAAATAAACAGGACGATAAAGCAGTTAGTATTACGGAGGAAGAGTGGGATTCCGTTTATGACCACCTTTTTGGTGGATTTGAAGATTTAGATGAGGAAGATAGTGATGAGGAAGATGAGGAAGATGACGGACTACCAAGAACAAAAGACGGATATGTTAAAGATGATTTTGTGGTGGATGATGATGAAGAGGACGAGGATGAGGAGGAAGATGAAAAGGAAGAAGAGGAGGATGATGATGAAGAGGAGGTGTATGTGAAGAAATCTAAAGCCAAAAAGTCAAAAACAATGGAAAAAAAGACAAAAGCATCTGATAAAAAGGTAAAGAAGAGTAACAGCTTAGCCAATGTGTTTACTAACTTGACCGAACCGGAGAATTATTTGGATTGTACTAGCGAATTAATTGAGGAGGAGTATGTTTAAAAATATTTCATATTTATTTTTGCAAGTGGATAATTTTTATCTTTATTATTATTTTGTATTTTACTTATTGCTTCATTAATTGATGTAATCCAAAAATCTTTATTTCTGGATTCTTCATTATTAGTTAAATTGCATACTATTAAATCACTATTTTTGCTTTTAATTTTTTCATATGTTCCAACGATAAAAATAAACCGTTTATTAAATTTTTTACACAAATAATTATGTATGATAGTAGCCCATTGGAATTTTCCCAAATATACAGCAATTATAGGATTATCATTTTGTAAAATATTTTTAAATCGTTCAATACGTCTATTGTACTTGTTTACATTATCTTGATAATAGTCTTTCCAATTATCAACTATACATTCATTTTCGTCTACTGGATAATCATGAGGGTATTGTATTCCACATTCATCTATCATCCAATGTCCGTCTAAAATCATAGATAAATTTTTATGAAATTTATTAAAGTCATGTTCAATACAATTTATTACTTGCATATTATTTGTAATATTCCAATCAAATGGTAAAGAATATTTCCTTAGACCTAATTCTTTCAATATAAGTGCTGGAACACAATTAAATCCTAATGTTATAAAATCATAATTCATTATATAATATAAAAGATATATTGTTTTATTATTAATACATGTACAATGAATTGAATGAAGTGAATGAACTATATGAACTAAATGATATTACCATAGTAACAGCATTTCTAGATATAGGGAGAGATAAATGGCCCAATAGTGAATTTAAACGTACAACAGAATTTTATATTGATTCTTTTCTCCACTATTTAAACTATCCTTATAAAATGGTATGTTATATTGATGAGAAATACATAGATAAAGTTATCCAAGTCTATGAAAAAAGTCTATATCAAAATAAAAAATTCATTCCCATTAACCGTGAATGGTTAACTGAAAATACACATGCATGGAAAAACATACATAATGATATACATATTTTAAATAGTAAACCGTTTAAGAATTTCTTAGGAAAAAGATTAGAAGTAATGTATCCTAACGGAATACCTGATGAAAATAGGAGAGAACATTTGTTTCCAGAAAACATTTATCCAGAATATAACGTACTTAATCAT